GTTTTCTTGTTTAACATTAGCTGCATCCCATTTAACTTTAGCTGCTGCAATTTTAGTTTTATTATCAGTATCTAATTTGATTATCCATCTAGGTGCTACAAATCTATGAAAAACAGTCTTTTGGTCTTGCATAGCCTCATTTTTAGCTAATATAGTCCATTCTAAGGATTCTACTAGACTTACACCATGTATTTCATCAGCTACTCTATTTCTCGGTAAGTGTAACATATCTTCTACTTTAAATTTCTTTACTGGATTACCTTTAATTTTAGAAGTTTGTTCATATCTTTTAATCATTCCATTTTTACCTGCAACAATTGTAATAACTGCCGGGTCTAAAACTTTAAGATTAATTAATTCTTCATCTTTATTTCTAATTACTTCAGCGAAAGCATCACCATAAATTTCTTTAGTTCTTGCTAAGTTTTCTAGAATTGTATTGAACGTGTCTTTACCAAAACCTTTAATTGTATCTAATAATAATTCTGTTTGTTCGTTTCCTGGTTCAACAGTAAAACCTTTACCTACAGTCCATGTTGCTTTAGCATCAATAACTGCTCTTAATTCTGGAATTTGTTTATAATAACCTAAGTATTGAGAAGCCTTTTCATTAGTCCAGAAAGTTTCTTTATCTCCATTACTTGCATCTGTTGTTTGTGTGTCTACTGAATAGTCCACTATTCCATCAGTTAAATTGCTTGCTTCACTGCTTGATACGTTCATGTCTGTCATTTTAAATTAAGTTATGTTCTACCCCTATTGCTTCTAATTCAGAACCTGTTATTACTGATCTTCCTTCTACATAAGGTAAAAGTAAAGTATAAAGTTCTTTTGCAGTCATAGAGTTTGTTTTTATTAATGTTGCTGGGTCTGCTTTTATCATGTTAAAGTAATCTACTTTTTTTTGTAATGCACTTATTTCCTGTTGGATTTCTAGTTTTTCTTTATCTATTTCAGTCCCAGATTTAATTATTACTTTTTTAGTATTAAATTCTTCTGTAATTGTAAAGATTTTATCTATAATTTCCCCTGCTTCATTCAATTGATTTGTTTCTACACATTTTAAGTCTGTCATTTTAAATTAAGCTAACCTCTTTAGTATTTAAATCTTTAGGTATTTTGAATTTTGCAGGTAGGGGTCCATCAATTACTATATATGTTACATAAGTTTGTTTATCTTTTAAATAATCTTTATTAAGTTCAATTTGTTCCATCTATTGTGTCTCTCCTTTCGATTGTTTCTGCTCTAAATTGTACGTAACCAAGTGTACTAGCACCTGCTTCAGTTCCTATTGTTCCACCCCATATAAAGAATGAAATTGAGTCTCCGGGTGATATTTGTTCTGTACTCCAAACTCTATTATCTAATATACCTGATCCATCACTTGCTGTAATTGTATCTGACCATAATTGAGTAACCTTTGTAGCATTAAATATTCTTAATTTATAAGTTGAATCTGCTCCACTCTTATTATAGATACTCCAATAGGTTTTATAACCTTGAATTCTATCATTTTCTGGTAAAGCAAATACATAAAGTGTAAATGGAGACATTCCTGTTAGTACTCTAGTACTTCCTGCCGGATATGTTAAAAGTACTTCTACATCTTTAGAAACACTTAAAGCATCTTTATATTGAGTAAAAGTATCTTTACCATCACCAAATAGGCTATTACCTTCTAATACCATTGTGACTCCCTGAATACCTTCTCTGCTTTTGGTATTTTACCTTCACCTTTTCTAGCAAAATCTTCTACTAAACCTAAATTTAACATTGTATTACTCATACTAAGGCCATGAAACCATACATCACCTATTAATCTACCAAATCTACCTACTCTATTGTCCTTATTAACTCTAACTTGGACATTTTGACCTAATATCTCTGATTCTAACCATGATAAAGCCTCTGCACCACCTTCTCCTAGTTCTGGTGCATTAATGAAAGATAATCTAATAGGGAATTCAAAATCTCTGAATAAGGTTTTAACAGTTACAGTATCTCCATCATGAACTTTAGTAACAATTGCTGTAAAATCTTCAAATATTTGTTTATGAGGACTCTCAAAATAATATAAAGTCATTTGTCCATTTGTTAATTCTGGAAATTTCTTAAAATTATGGTTTACACTTGAGCCACCCCCGGCAAAGAATTTAGGAGTTGTAATAGTAATGTAATCTACTTTTGTTTCTGTATCATTTCCTGCTGCATTTGTTGCTGTAAGAGAGACTGTAAAAGTACCTGCTGTACTATAATCATGTGTTGGATTTTCATCTGTAGATGTATTATCATCTCCAAAGTCCCATAACCAAGAAGTTGGATCATTTGTACTTAAATCTGTAAAGTTTATTCTTAAAGTATAATCTCCAGAAGTTTTATCTGTTGAGAAGTCTGCTACTGGTGTTGATATAACTTCAGTGTAATCTACTCTTAGGTAAGGTTTGAAAGTAGCATTTTCTGTAAAGGCACCATTAGTTAATGCTGTAAATCCTGCTGCTGGTTCTATATCTAAGTAATCATTAGTATAATTTCTAACACATACTTTTGTTTCTCCTTCCATAACTAAATCAGAAATACCAGTTGCATTAAAAGTAATTGTTAACCATACTGGGTTAAGTTCAGCACTAACATGTCCATATTCACTTCCAGAGAATGAATCATAATCTCCAGTAGTTAATGTAGCTGCTTGAGTTCCTTTTTGAGCTGAGATTGTATCTGGGACACTATAACCAATTTCATATAAATATAAAGTTACACTATTAATTGTTGAACCTGTTGGGATTGCTGATGTATCAAAATAAAAGAAAGATCTTATTATTTCTTTAATTGGAGGAAAAACAGGGGTATTCACACTATCATAAATTGAATTAGTAGCTGAATCATCCACTAAACCACCAGTTGTGGCATCATGTGCCGCTGCCCAAGTACCAGGACCTACTTTACCTACTACACCATCTTTTGTTGAACTATAACAATTTACTGTAGCCATTCGATTAATTCCTCTTTTCCTTTGTCTGTAATAACTGGTTTATCTCTGCCTTTAGTTAATGGTTCCATTTTAACTAATCTATTATCTTGAAATTTCTTCATAGCATTTAATCCTTTCAAATCTGTTTTGTAAACCTTTCTAGCTATGGCTGATTTACTCATATTTTTACCTTTGGCTATTTCTTTTAAAAATTTTAATTCTAATTTATCTAATTTCATTTTAATAAAACCTCACGTTTAAATTCTTCCAAAGCCCTATACCCTTTAATAGTTAATGAAGGAACTTGTTTGTTCTTTATTTGAGTTAATATAATGTAATTAAGTTCTAAGAATAGATTTCTTGCAGTGTATGTGGCTTTAAAGGTCCCATAAATGTTTTTAGATAACTTAGCAACACTATCCTTCTTTCCTTTAGAAAATTCATTTAATAATCTTCCTTGTTTATTAGTTAGTTTAAGCATCTGTAATAAAGTCCTCAGCTTTCTTATCTCTTAGAAGGCTTAGTCCTCTTAAACTAGCATCTCTTAGAATGTTAATCATGTCTTCTGCTTCAATTCTACTAGTAAACCCACTCATATCATAGTTAATAACATATATTGCTGCTAAATTAGTAGCCACTTCTTTAAGAATGTTCTTAGTATCTACATTCAGTGTAGAGTATACATCAGAGAAGTTAAATCGAGAAGTTACATTAATAGTTGACTCCACTTGTGTCATATAATCATTGATATAAGTCTCTGTATTAGATGTAGCACTTGCATTAACTCCTGCTTTTCTGCTTACTTCTAATGTTGTTGCAAATATACCTGTGTCACTCATAATTACTTTTAGTAATAGTAGTATTTAAACTTTTATATAGTTATATATAGTTTTAAAGGTTTTAAAAATTTTTAGGGAAATGCAAAGTTTATAATTCATCTTATTTTTAAAAATTTTCTGGAAGTTCCTCAACCACACAACAATCTTAACCCAGCAATCGCAGTCTATAATGAGTATCCTTGCATAGCGAACGTAGTGGAGCGAGGCACGAGCGACACAATATTGTCCCTGTCTCTAGATCCCTGTCCCTAGATCCCTGTTCCTTATCTCTAGATCCCTGTCTTTATCTATTGTGGCGGAGTTGAACGTAGCCACATAATATATATACTTAATATGAAATCTTAATACTTAATATAAATACTTAATATTAATTCTAACACGCTTAATATCTAGAAGTAATAGAATTAGTCACTAAATTAATTATCATGGCTTAGACATAGCCATATGGCTCTTAGAATGGCTGTATGAAGCTTAAAAGCATACTTATACTCCTAATGGCTTAGAACTTAATATAGATAGATATAGAAATCACAGATTTCTAAAGTTGGGGGAATACTTAAACTTTTATGTTA